TGTTAAATATGCCATGATAAATTTCCTTTAAGTTTGTGGTCTCGGAGGACCTGCTTTTATTTAGTCAATTTGGAAAAATCACGTGGCTTGAGGGTTATTTCTCTGTCGATTTTGAGCGGCAAACGCATTGGGATCAAAGCGATTCACAGCTTTTGCATAGCCTGCAGGGGTGGCCATAACCCAACCTTCTTGGCCTGGGTGCTCTAGATCTGCTTGTTTTAGAATGTCCATCTTTAGATCGTGTAGCATCAAGAACGCAGTAAAGGCAGCGGCCAAGGCCGGAGTGTTACTAGTGGGGCTTTCTAGGTATTCTACAATGTTACGGAACTTGCTGGGCGTTACTTTGGTCTGTAACCACTCGCCAAACTCAGGCAATAGTGTAGCAGGGTTTAGAGGAGCACCAACCTTGGTGTTGATATAGTCCACGCACAGTTTAGCAAGGTCAGTAATCTTGTGTGATCGTAGTTCAGCAGGATTAAACAAGGTGGCAATACCTGCTCCATCTGTACGAATCAACTGTTTGAGCTGTTTGACCTTGGCAGGCTCGGCTGTCAATGCCCTGGGGGTTGCTGGACGTTCCAGCATGAGGCCTGGGACATCATTAAACGTTACGCCTTTGAGGGGCTGTCGTGCATCGCCCACATCTGAATACATGCTGTGTACTGCAATACCCATTTTACTGTTGCCAATGCGCTGTCCCAAGTTACTTCGAGCTGGAATTTTATACTCAATAGTGTTGGGCCGAAACACATAGTTGCCAGCGATCTCTGGTGGTGTGCTCATGTACAGCAGATCACCTTTGACATAGCCCCGGAAGTTGGCGGGTAGTGTGGCTTCTAGTACCGGGAATAGCTGTGCATACAAATTGATCAACTCATCACGACTGCCGGACCGTGTGCGTTGAATAGCAGCCATCATTTCAGGACTGGTAGCAAGACCGTCGTAGCCCTTGGCTTCAAATCCCGAACCGTCTGTTAACACAAACTCGCCTGTGGTGGGTTTACGACCCCAGATCACAGCAGGCTTGCCGTCCCATTTGGCAGTGGTTGTCTTTGGATTTTGTGTGGCATGATCTACAATGGCCAATGCATCTTGAATACCTTGTGTGCCTTTGCGAAACACAAGATCTTCCAGGTGCTCAATGCCCTTGGCTCGGCCGCCCACTCCTGGCTCTTCTGCTTCTACCAAGGCAACATAGCCTCGATTCACAATACGATCACGCAAGCGTCCCAAGAAACTCACATCATCTTCAGACACTGACAGTTGAGGTTCTTTTAATCCTTCACGTGTGAGATAATCACGGAAGTCTTTTAGTTTGGCATCTTTATTGGGATCATTGCTTAGTGCGGCGTAGATGCTTTCCACATTCTTTAGATTTTCTTTTGTGAATGCGGGACCTAATAGGACTCGTGCCACATGGTTGGGATCCAGACCTCCAGGTACCAGTTCCTCGGTTGAACGACTGAACATGCCATTTGCGCCTACTTTAAATCCCAAGGCCTTGGCCATGCTGGACATCAGTACATTACGGTTCATGCCTTTGAATGCTGATCCTTCGGCTCCACCATAATAGAATGTACCCCAGTCCAAATTGGGGAAAAACATAAAGTCTGTTTGCACATGGCCTTTGTTGGGGTCACCAGCAATGGGAGTACGAAAGTGTACTTCACCTTTTTTAACAACCCATTCACGTGGATCTAATCCTTGACTTGTGACAATCTGTTGTAGTGCTGTAGCCAATTGATCTTTTGAAATTTCATTTAGGTCCACCCCAAGATCTAGGTCGCCCGACGTGGGCTTGCGGCCCGTAGATCCCAGCCAGCGTTCGGGCGGGAAATCTATTCCCAGGATATTTTCAATGTACTTGATGGTGGCAGGCACATCCGCCTGATTGATGCGTTGTGTCAGTGGCTGACCTTGCTTGTCTTTGAATACGTTTCCGCCTTCTTTGAGATACATGATTTATTTCTTCATACCAATTAATTGTTGTAACGCTGCTAGGTTTGCTGGATCTCTTGCCATTTGTTGCATTTGTGCAATTTGATCTGCGTCCAGTTCCAGTTGATCAGCAACTTTCTGAGCCTGGGGGCTTACTCTGGCAGAGCCTACACCTGCTCGTTGAGCGCCACTGAATTGTGCAATGCTTTGGGCACGTTGCACTGACGTTGCCAAATCCATCCAGGTTTTGTTGGCTTTGCCAGCATTGGTTTTGGGATCCATGGTCACGTCAATTGCGGCTTGAATTTGTGCTGGCAACTGCTGTGATAACATACGTGCATCATTGTTGTCACTCATTGCCGCAAGACCAGCAATGTTAATGCTACGAAACAAGCTGTTTAGAAATTTTTCAAATTCTTGTGTTAGTTCTGCGGGAGCCAGTTGATCTGCGCCTGTGGCAGGTATCTTGGGATCAGCCACTGACTTTGAAGTGCTCACCAGTTGTTGTACCACTTGAGCCCAGCGTTGTTGCATCTGTTTAGCCAGAGGTGCCAACAGTGTGCTATTCATTTGCCCGGCAGCGGCTTGACGTTGATTGGCTGCTGTAGGAGCACCTTGCAGCCCAGTCTGGTCCAATGGATTGGCCACTCCGGCTGATTTGTACAGCATGTTGGTAAGTCCAGAGACCACATCTTCTTTTATTGGTTTGCGTGTTATTTCATGAATCTGCATTGGTTTTCCTAACGGATCTGGAAAACTTTCCAGCATCTTTTGATCGTATGGCATTGAGCAATTTTCTTGTGAGAATTTCTGCTTGCTCAGTACCAAACTCATGTTCAATTTGTTCTACCAGCCTGATTGCACTGGCAATTATATTATCTGCCCGACTTTCAATAATAAGGCGACGATCTCGCTCAACATACATTGAGTCTAATTCTTCTAACAAACTGCGTGTCTTTTTTTGCATTACTCCGGAACCTTTGGATTATTTAGTGCTTTCTGAATTCTAATAAATATCTATACTGCTTGCAAGGCAAAGGAACACAAATGACTAGTCAGATTAACCCAAACAATATAAATGCCGCATATCCTGTGGCCGGACAGCCCAATAATACACAAGGCTTTCGTGATAATTTTACAGCAATTCAAACAAATTTTCAATACGCAGAAGACGAAATAAACGATCTCGAAACCAAAGCTGTGTTAAAGGCCGCACTGACTGGTACCACATTAGACAACAACATGAATGATGCCCTGATCTATGCGGCCAAAATTCAAGATTTTAGTGCCACAGCAGTGAATATCACTGCCACAGCAGGATCCATTGCTGTGGATTATTCTGCAGGTCATTATCAAACTATTTCAACCACGAGCAATATCAATGTTAGCTTTGCTAATTTTCCAATCTCTCCCACATTTGGATATATCAAATTACAACTGGTCATAGACAGCGCCGGCAGAACAGTCACGTTCTCAGGCATGACCACACTGTACGGCACCACCGGAGTACAGGGCATGTCCGGTAATACTATTACATTTGCTGCCACTGGCACATACGAGTTTGCGTTCCAAACCAGGAATGCCGGTGTCACTGTTACCATGTTTGATCTAAATCGTCCTTTAAGTCTGTACACAAATCCATTGCTGTTGGCCAGCAGTGAGGACCTGGCTGCATCGGCGGCTGCTAGTCTAGCAACAACTGCCAGCTATATTTCTACATCAGCCGCAGAAACTGCTACATTGGCTGCTGGTACCAATGGTCAAATCAAAACCTTTATGATGGCCGCGGATTCTGGTGATATGGTTATTACAGTGACCAATGCAGGATGGAAATCATCCGGCACTGGCACCATTACGCTCAACGACATTGGTGATGGATGCACACTACAGTACATCAATTCCAAATGGTATTGCGTGGGCAACAACGGTTGCGCTTTTGCTTAACCCTTTTTAATACCTGCCAGCATCTGTTTGAGTTTTGCACTCTGCACATCTGCTGTGACTTTTTCTGTGTCTTCCGATTTTAACTCTTTGCCACCTGCTTGATAATCCCATGCGTGTGTGCCTGTGGGTTTTTCCCACTTGGTAGATTTGGTGTTTTCGGTATCAACAGTTGTTATTTGGCTACGTGCTTTGATGGTGTCCATGATTGAACTCTGTGGCTTGTTATAGCCAGTTCCCTCATCTCCGCCCTCGTCCGTAATACGCATGGTTTCAATGTTGTACTCCAGGTCAATATTTTGTCCCACACCTGTTGAACTGCGTGATTTCATACATTGTATTTGATACTTGCCACGCTCTTTCATTGAACGTGAAGTAAAGATACCAAACACATTGTCTGCTGTGTTGATCTTTGAAATACCACCTGAAATGTGCGAGTGATCAAACACAACTTCTTCCACAGCTGATCGATTCAATTGTGATGCTGTGACCATTAACACTCCCAGTTCTTTGGCCAAGTTACGCAGTTCCTCGCTCACATACTTGTCTTTCACAAACAAATCATTAGGACTAACTTTTGCACTCACAGGCATCAACAGGTCCAAGTAGTCAATCATCACAAAGTCCACTTTCTTTCCTGTTTGAATCTGATACTCTTTTAAATAAGCACGAATATCATTGATATTGCTCTGTGCCGGTAATCCTTTTACTTGATAATTTCCCGACTTCTTGCCTACCAATATAACTTTTAGCGTGGTAGTGTCAATATCCTTGCGAATGTCCTTGGTACTTGTTTGTGTCAGCATGGCATCTGTTCGCAAACTTGTGAGCTCTTCTGAAAGTTCTAGTGAAATATAAACACCACTCAATCCCATCTGTAACCAGTTGAGAGCAATGTTCATCATGACCAAGCTCTTGCCCGATCCAGATCCTCCGGCAAAGATGTTTAGCTCGCCTCTGCTGAATCCGCCATACAACAATCGATCCATTTGCGGCCATCCTGTTGATACTTGTCCGCCCGAGTTGAAATACTTGTTGATACGTGCCGCAGGATCGGCAAAGTAGTCTGTGCCCATGTCTTTGGTTAGCGATATCTGTACAGCATCTTTAATCAGTTTTTCAATAGGATCAAAGTCGCCGGCCTCTAATAGATCTGCTGCCTTTAATACTGCACGTTCAATTTCTTGTCGTTTAGTAAATGATTCAAACTCCTGCATGAACCAGTCGTAATGACCTTGGTTTAAGTCTGGCACTGGTTGCAGTTTAATTCCTGTAGTAGCACTAATCTGCAACCTGTCAGGCATGGTTTTGTGCTTGTCACTGTGTTCTTTAATAAACTCTGCGGCTTTGCGCAAGCTCTTGTCAAAGTTCTCTGGGTTATAAATATTTTGGACACGCACATAACTGCTTGCATCTTCCAACATCATCTCTAAAAATAATTTTTGGACATCAAGTCCGTATTCTTTTAACAATTTGTTTCTTCCTTATTTCTATCTTGATTCGACTTGTTTCTCTTGCTTGCATAATAGTCAGCAAGGCACCAAGTTGACCCAACTCCACCACAGCATCATTTACATCTTTAACATGCGGCGGCCAGTTGGGTATGCTCACAGCCCATCCTAGTTCCACAGCACGATCAATTAGTTCTAGGCCAGCCCGGTCTTGGTCTGGCACTACTGTTATTTGTTTTCCTAGACTGCGTATGAGTCTAGCCTGCCCATCGCTGATGGTGTTGTGCATCACGGCAAGTCCTCCGATGCTGAGTGCATCAAAGATACCTTCCATTACTAGCGCATGGTCCCAGGCTTTGTTTTGTAGATCTGTGCCAAACACGTAGTTAGGTTGGCTGTCGGATATGTACTTAGGCGATTTGTTGTCGAGAAATCTACATGTATAACCCACAATCTGGTCATTATGGGTAAATGGAATTATCACATGCGGCCTGGTCCAGTGGATGCCATCGTTTTGTATCTGCACCATGACAGGAAAGTCTTCCGGAACCTTCCTTGAGCGCACATAGTCTCTGTAGTTGCCTTCTTCTGTCAGCAGTTCAGCATATGGTGGCAAGTCTCGTTCTTCGAACTCAATTGTACTCAGTGCGTTAAAAGTTTTTTGACGATCTTCTAATATGCCATTGATACTTCTATGGCGTAGACTTTCTAGATTAAGGAAATCAATGTCTGCGTCTGCAACACCCATCCAGCTCAAGAGCCTACGGGCTTTAAAGCTCACTGAGCGGCCAAGGATAAAGCTGGCGGTGTATCCACAGTTGAAACAGTGATAACTCCAGCCCTGTTCCGAGGCCTTGAGTCCACCACGTTGTCTTTTGTCTATGTTGTTGCCATTATGACTGCAACATACCGCATTGAAGCTGATCCATCCAGATGGAGTTTGTTTGCGTTTGCCGGGTAAGTAGGAGACAATGTCTAGCATCTGTATAGTATAACAGATTCATAAACAAAAAGCAATCAACGATACATCAAATTGGTAATAGTACCATTGTTTATGATAACACTGGCATACACCGGATTGCCAAACGTTATTGGCAAATATCCAGAGCCTGGATCGGTCACAGTGATAGGACCAATGCCACCATCAGATCCTATACTAGCCACTGCTCTGGCACCTGCACCATTGCCCACAATTAACACATTTGGTGCGGCCACATAGTTTTGGCCGGTGTTGTTGACCGTGATACCTGTGACCATTCCGTTGACCACTGTGGCAGTGGCAGTGGCACCAAAACCTTGGCTTTGATTAAATGCCACTCGAATTAGTGGATGGAACCCAAGTACATTAAGATAAATGCTTTCTGTTGCATCATAATACTGTGTTGAATCCGTTACATCATACCAAGGTGCTTCATAGTCCTCGGCTGCTTGTGCTTTGATTGTGCCTGTGTAATGTGTTAGATCCATTTTGATTGTGGTCAAGCTGGTACCGTGTGTGGGAATTTGACTTGAATAAAATTCTGTTGCGTGTGCGGCATTCAATGGCTGTGGTGTAAGTGCCCAATCAGGCCAGCCGCTTGGTGGATTTTGTGGCCATGCATTTGGTCCATAAATTGTGGGAATAGTCAAGTTAGCACTGTCTTGAAATTCGGGCAGTATTGAATCCACGATGTTGCAGTCCGCTCGTGCCTGTGAGTTGGCATCAGTATACACTGCTTGAACGTAATCGCCCGATGTGCGTTGTATGCTATAACTGGCGGGCTGTGCTGTTAAATCAATGGTGTCTTCTGTTGTTAGTACTACCTTGACTCTACCAAGTGCGGCACTGAGTGTTTCCATTTGTTTGCTGAGCAATAGTACATCGCCATTTTGGCTGATTATACGGAACACAAACGTGCTGCCGGTGATGTTTACAGGTTTTTGTTCCTGGTTGATAAATTCAAACAAAAGCACGTTGTCAACGCCTTTGTTTACTGTTAGTTGTTTTGCGTACACTGGATCGTACCTCGCTGTGAAATAGCCGCCACTGGTGTCAATCAATAACACTCTGGTGATTTGCTGATATAAGTAAACGGTTGTG